TTTTATCATATAGATTCTATCTCCAATGCTTCAGTATGTAGTTCACTTAATAGATTTTTTAACTTAGCTTTATCTAGATTAGACTCAAGCGCGTCGACGTATGTGTTAAGAAGTGTTTGTGTGTCTTCAAGATTTATTTGTTCATCTTCTATTGTGTCTGCTGATAGGTCTCCAAAGTTCTCAACTATTTTTAAATCATGTGGGTTGAGTGCTTGTACCTTGTCTACATATTTATCAAATTCATAATGATTATTCTTATCAGAAACAATAATTTTTACAAACTTACCTGTAACGTCTGAACAATCAGATTGTTTATCATCTGAATAATATAGTTTACGATGTAATGTATATGGATTCCTAATGGCTTCCATCTCTCTTGTTTCAGTATCAAATACATGAAAATACTTTGGGTCATGTGCATCTGACCAAGTAAGTTCTACTTGAGTTCCAAGATATGTAATATTATCTTGTGTACTCTTTGTATGATAGTGACCCGAATATACAGAATCAAATCGATTGAATATCTCTACACCCATACCATGTGATATTATATTTGTATTAGCCATGTATTTAAATCCAGCTAACTCAAAGTGACCAAATAGTATTTGAGACTTTGTATTCTGAATAAAGTTAATACATTCTTTTTCATTGTCATCACATATCCATGGTACTACTCCAAGTGTCATATCTGTCGAATCGACTTGTATGTCAGTTGGCTCCATATATATCTTAACACAATCAGTATAGTGACCAAGTAGTTCTTTTAATGAACATAGGTCATTTGTATTCTTATAATATACATCATGGTTGCCAGGAACAATACTCATGTGTATTCCTCTATCACGAATGACATCTAAAAACATATGCCTGTTTCGTTCAAGGGCTTTGAAGTTTACAAACCTACGATGGTCATAGTAATCTCCAAGATGTAATATTGATTTAATATTATGTTCTTCTAGATGCGGGAAGAATATGTTCTTATAGAACGATTCAGCATTATCTAGATATATATCACTACCGTTTTTAATACCACAGTGAGTATCATTAATTATCGCTATCTTCATTATTTAACTTTACGTTTCTTCCTCGTACTATATCCGTTTTCTTTTGCCCACTCTTTAACAGTTTGGTCATTAACCTTAACCGCTTCGATACGGGCTTTGATTCTTTCGACAATACTTTCTCCATCGTAGTCTCCACTAATATCAGCAAACGCTTCAATACCTGATTGTTCTATATACTTCAACTTAATATCTTGTTGTTTCTTCTCCTTTGCAATACGACGCAGAAATGCGAAGTAAGATATTTGTGTGAAGTACGCAAAGGCATTGGGTTTACCTGTCCTTGTAGCAGCTTCGATGTTATAGTTATTGATTGCTTTAATACAGTTTTCTACTGCGTCCATGACCATTTCATCACGGTAAGTATATCGAACAAAGTTTGGTTTATGTGAAAGTCCTTCAGCAATCTTAAGGAAACACTCTCCAATGTATTCGGGAATACGAGGTTCGGGTGTACCATCTCTAATTGCATCTAATGTTGCTTGACAATGTTCAACTACCTTTTCAGAGAATTCTCTATTGTTAACATAGTGTGGTTTCTTTTTCTTATCGTTTTTCATATAGCTATGATATCACATAAGAGCCCAAAAGTAAATAACATTTTTATTTATTTTTTACTTTACAACCCTTGACAGTTTTGGTATAATAATTAAGTTCAAACAATACAAGTAAGTTCTTACTGTTATATGTCCTCTTCAGGTGGCCACGGCTTGGGATGACCGTCCCAACCGATGTAATCATCTTTTCTCGAATCCTGCTGTTCAAGGCCATTTAATAATGACTCAAATATATTCATTGGATTAACCGATTTACTCTTGGGATTTAAGTCAGAGACCATCTGATGTATCTTCGTTTTTAGAACACATTTAGAATAAAAGTTCTTCATTGTCATAGAAGCTTCTGAATGTGTTATTATGTTCTTTTGACTGATTAAGACTTCTTCTGCGTCGCAACCATATAACCACTCATTAATACAAACGTCCATACTATTCTTACTAGTTTCTAGAACTCCAAGTTCATGTGGTTTAGCGATTACAACATCATTTTCATCAGAATCAATTAACTTTCCTATTATTGTATTCCCATCCACTAATTTGAACACATGAACGGGCATATTTGTTAAGTACTCATTTAATTCTTTACTCATAACGACTCCTTTTATATAAATAGATATATTATTAATCACTGTATAGAGGTATTTATATAAATGGCAACAGTAGCAAACTTCGCAATAGACCAAGGTTCGACCTTTTCGACACAAGTAAATGTCGGTGAAGGATTTGATTTAACAGGTTATACAGCTAGAGGTAAGATTAGAAAGTCTTTCGCCGCTAGTAAGTATGTTAGTTTTACTACTGCATTGTCTACATTTAGTAGTAGTACACAATCAGACTTTATAACTTTATCTATACCAGCCTCTACATCGGCTACAATGAAAGCCGGTAGATATGTATATGATTTAGAATTAGTAAAAGGTACTGTAATCACTAGAATTATGGAAGGACAATTAGAAATACTACCAAGTGTTTCTCAATCTTATTCAACAGGCGAAGGTATAGAGTTTTCTTACAGTGAAGAGAATTTTGTGGCTCATGATATGTATCATCCTACAACAGGATATAAAGTAACACCAAGTACATATTCCGAGCATATAGGTTATGTCGATCAAGGATACGTTCATGTGTATCCAATCGGTGGTGGTTTAAATTCTCCACCTGCAAAATCGGCAATGGGAGAAGTAGAATTTTATAACAGTCCAACGGGCGGTGTAAGTAATCAGACAGGGAGTAGTTACTAATGGCAACTAATATCACTTTAAATTCAAATGAAAATAATTCACTGAACTCGGTAATTAATCCGACTCATAGTGTGACCGTTAAATCAGTAGCCACCACTAACGCAGTGGCCCTGGGATTAGAAAATGTTACAAATGAATCAAAAGAAGTTCAATTTTCAAGTCCTTCATTTACAGGTGTACCAACAGCTCCTACTGCTACATTTGGAACAAATAGTACACAGTTAGCAACTACAGCTTTTGTTCAAGCTGCTGTTCAACAGAAAGATACTTTAGCGGAACTTAATGATGTAATAATATCAAATAGTCCAGCTCCATCACAAGGTCATGTACTGTTCTTTGATTCAACCACTAATAAATTTAAAAATGGTAGTATACAAACCGCTGGTATAACAGCTTCTAATATTGGATTAGGGGCAGTGTCTAACCAATCACCTGCACAATTACTTAATAACGCTGCATTAACAGGTATACCAACAGCACCAACAGCTAACTCTCCTACTAATACTACACAAGTTGCAACTACGGCTTTCGTACAAAACGCTTTAAGTAATGCAGTTACTACACTTCAAGGTTTAACTGATACAACAATTACATCGATAGGGCCTGGTGAGATACTTGTATTTGATAGTCCGTCAAACAAATTTGTTAATAGAACATTTACAGAAGCTGGTATAACTGCAGCGTCTTTAAATCTAGCAGGTATGGTTAATCAATCTCCTTCAGGTTTATCTGTATCAACTGCTACACAAGCTGCTCTTAATTTAAAGGCTAACATAAATAGTCCTTCATTTACAGGTGTATCTACTTTCAATCAAGCTGTATTTAACTCACCTGTTTCATTTAATGGTAATGTAACTTTTAATAGTCCGATAACAATTTCATTTCCAACAGGAAGTATAGCAGATACAGTAATTGCTAATTTAGATAAATCAGATGTAGGATTAGGTAATGTAGATAATACAGCAGACACTAATAAACCTGTATCGATTGCAACACAAACTGCTTTAGATGCAAAAGCACCATCGAATAGTCCCACATTCACAAGTTCAGTAAGATTCAATAGTCCGATAACGGTAACAGGTTTGAAATCATCTGACGTAGGATTGGGTAATGTAGATAATACAGCAGATACGGCAAAACCTGTGTCAACAGCACAACAAACAGCTCTTAACTTAAAAGCTGATTTAAATAGTCCAACATTTACAGGTACTGCAACATTTAATAGTCCTGTGGTATTTAATGGTAATGTGACACTTAATAGTCCAGCAACCGTTACAGGTATTACAAAAGCAATGGTTGGATTAGGTAATGTAGAAAATTCTACTCGTCTTCAATTATTAGATAGTGCGGCATTAACTAACTCACCTACTGCACCCACCCCCAACTCACCTGATAGTACTACTAGAATAGCTACTACAGCTTTTGTTCAAAATAGAATTGTTACTAAAGTAAATGAAATAATAGGTGGAGCGCCTGGTGCGTTAGATACATTAAATGAATTAGCCGAAGCTTTAAATGATAGTCCTGGCCAAATCGCAGATTTAATTGTTAAGACAACAGCTAATACATCAAGTATATCAACTATTAATACTAGTCTCGGAACAAAAGCTGATATAGCTAATCCGTCATTTACAGGAATATCTACATTCCAACAAGCACAATTTAATAGTCCTGTTACTTTTGCTACTAATGTAACCTTTAATTCACCTAATGGTGTCAGTGGTTTAACTAAATCAGTAGTTGGTTTAGGTAACGTAACTAATGAGTCTAAAGCCACTATGTTTAATAGTCCAACCTTTACGAATGGTATTATCGTAACAGGTGGTGCTACATTTGATAGTCCTGTAACAATTAATGGAACAGGTACTACAGTTGGTCTTAATTTAAATCAAGCATCGGCTGAGATTAA